TCTCCAGGCGGGGCGAACCGTCCGAAGTCCAGTGGTTCTCGTTGCCGGCGTCCAGCTTCTGGAGCGTCTCGGCGAGCTTTGCCTTGTCAGCCATCATGGCCTCCTTAGTCGTCGCCGAGAACGACATAGTCCAGATACAGGACACCGGAGACGGTGAAGTCTGCGGCACCCGAAATGGACGTGTCGTCGATCAGCAGGTTGAGGTTGAGCTCGAGCGAGCCGTCGGTGTTGTCCAGCATCACAGGCGTGATATTGGTTGCACGCACCATCGGGCTCACCTTCGCGGTGGCAGCACCGAGCGCGGTCGAAGCGATGATATTCGCCTCACCGGCATCAGCGAGATCGTTATCGGCGGTCGGAACCGTGCCGATGCTGAAGTCGCCGTCGAACGCCGCAATGACGTCCGCATCCGCTGTGGTCAGCTGAAGATAGACAACCGCCGAACGGAACGAAATGTTCCCCTGCGGAAGTCCGCCAACGACCAGCGTTCCGAAGCCCGGCGCACCATCGGCAACCGAGATGGTGCCTCCGAGTGCGATGGTCTTCTGGCCAACCGGGGCGCTTGCGCTACCCGCATGGGCCAAAGAGCGAGGAAGTCCCTTCACGTCTTTTCTCCTGTTGGAGCCCTAAGTGTCTGGCGCGGGAGTATTGCGTCCCGCGCCAGTCTTGCTTAGAACTCGCGGGTGACCAGACGCGCGATCCGGATCTGCTTGCGCTCCGAGAACACGCGCGACCACGAGCCGGCGTTCGCCAGGTTGTTCGTGGTGTTGGCGTTGGAGGGACCGCCCTTCGGCGGGGTGCCGATGTAGGCGTAGCCGGCCGGAGCGATGACCCATTCGACGCGGTTGTAGAGGATCTCCTCACCGCCGCCGTTACCGGCATCGGGCTTGCGCTCGACCTCGGTCGGGACCTTCGGCGAACCGCTGCCCCAGCGAACGGCCGAGCGACCGAACAGCCAGGTGTCGAACACGCCGCCGGTGTGGGGCATACCGTCGTCGACGACCACGGTGCGGCCCAGGAAGGTCGCGATGGACGCGGCCGCCGGGTTGATTGCATCGGGGATGAAGTCGATCAGGTTGTTCTTCAGCGCGCGGCTGTAAACGACCGAGTGCATCATGACGAGCGTCAGCTCTTCCATGCTGTCACCCATCGTGGTCGTCGCATCGATGAAGCCCTCGGCGGAGAAGTTCGTCACGCCGTCCACGAACGCGCCGCCCGAGATGTCGTGCGTCATATCGTTCTGCGTATGCGTGTCGGTTCCGCTGGGAGCCGCAGCGTTGTCCGCGAAGACACCGTTGATGGTGGCAACGAAGGCGAGCTGCTGGCGCCGGACCCAATAGTCCGCAACGCGATTGGCGATCGCGTCCATCGGATCCTCGCCGATCAGGTCGGCGGTGAGGTCCATCGAGGCCCAGGAGTTGTTGCGCGACAGGCGGACCTGGATCTCGGTCGCCGTGCCGATCTTGTTCGGCAGCGACAGCACCGTGGGATCGTCGGTCGAGACGTTCTCCGGGTCGTCATCGAGGTCCTTGAAGGACGGCTCGTTGAAGGTAAGACCGCCGCCAGCGAGGTTCGCGCTGAGCGTCGGATCTGCGGCAAGGGCGCCAGAGCGGATCAGCTTGGACTTCTGCTGCGTCAGCTGCTGGACGTAAGGCGAAAACTTGGTCGGGACGACTACGTCCGAAACCCGAGTGACTCCCTGAGCCATGGGGTGGATCTCCTGTTGGTTGGATGGACGACCCCGTCCCATGGACCCGAGTCGGATAGCTGGCACATTGCCCCGCTGGAGTGCATCGGTAACACGCGCCAGCTACCCGAGTCAAGGATTATTTTTTCGCCGGCTTTGTCATCGCCGATTCGGCGTCCTTGTGACCTGCGGCCTTCGCCAGGCGGTCGGCACGCGCAAGGTCGGTCTGCATCATCTGACCCTGCTTCGTGATGTTCCAACCGTCGTGGCTGAACGGGTTGAGCTCGGCGCCCGCACCGCCGCCACGGTTGCCGTTTGCACCGCCGCCGACGCTCTGACCGAACCAGTGCGGCTTCTTGGTCTGCAGATCGGACAGCCAGTCCTTGGGCTCGAGACCCTGCGTGACGGCCGCGCCTTCCTTGACCACAGCCTTGCCGGTGCCTTCCTCGAGGACGAACAAGCGTTCACCCGCGTTGATGGCGTCTTCCATGGCCTCATCGATGACACCCGCCTTCTTCGCGGCCGCCTTGATCTGATCGTGGATCGTGCGAGTCTCTTCCTTCTTCTTGAAGGTTTCGATCACCTGATCCTTTTCGGCCAGCTGCGACTTGAACCCGTCGCGCTCGCGCTCGATCGGAGCAACGATGGCGCGCGCACGCGCTTCAGCGAGTTCCTTGAGCTTGGTCTCATCCAGCTTGCCGCCGGCCGCAGCTTCCAGCTCCGGGATACGATCGAGCTGAGCGACAACGTCTTCGACCTTGCGATCGCCGAGCAGCGCCAGCTTCGACTTGAAGCTCTGTGCTTCCTGCCGTGCAGCGGTGAGCGACCGCGTGACCGCGTCGACGTCGGCCTGGGTCTTCATGCCCTCGACCTGGATAACGAACTTGCCGTCCTTCTCGACGTATTCCTTTGCAACGTCTTCCGACAGCCCCTCGAGCGATTCGAGTTCGAGTTTGAACGCCATTGTCTTGCCTTTCTATTTGCCCCGCGGGCGTTGGTGATTAGTTGTCCGGTCCAGTCTGCGGAGCAGGGTTGGATGGATCCTTCGGAAGTGGTGCGTTGGCCGGAACCGCCGCGCGGGCTTTGGCGTCGGCATCCAGCTTCGCCTGGATGTTTGGGTCGACCGCCAGCGGGGGTTCCGCCTCGATCTCCCTCTTCTCCGTCTCGTAATCCATGTTCGTGAGGTTGCCCTGCACGGCGAGGCGGTGGATGGACTTCATGGACAGCGGCGCACCGTTGCGCTTGGCGGTCATCAGGTTGCCCAGATCCTGACCGGCCATCTGGTAGTCCGCAAACTCGAGGTTCGGTGTGACCTTAACCTTCTCCGGATCGGCTTTCATCCACTCGGCGCATTGCTTGAGCAGTAGCTCGAGCGCCAGTGCAGCCGTCTTGGCAATCTGGTTCAGGGTCGCAGTCTGTGCGCCCACGCGGGTCTTGAGTGCCGCGCCGGACTCCTTGTCGCCCTGACTCGCGTCGATCAGCTGTCCACTGCGGGCCTCGCAACGCTTGCGGTCGTTTTCGAGCGCGGTGCGCTGCTCAGGAAGCCCCTGCGAGTTGACGCCGACATACTTGGCATCGCCTTGCAGCTCCAGGTCGATGCGGGCGCCTGCACCCGTGCGAAGCGGTTCCTCGACCGGCGTCTCGCCAGGCAAGGTGTTCTGTTGACGCGCACCGATAACGACGAGCGTGTCCTGCCCCTGCATGAACAGGTTCTGACGGTAGTCCGCTTCGCCACGGTAGATCGTGAAGCACTGACGGCACAGGCTCATCAGTGGCGGCTCGTCGGGCTCAGGTGAGATGTCCTTCGTGTTAATGAACTGGAACGGAATACTCTTGAGGGTGTTGCCCCGGAGGGCAGGCACCTTCATGAGTGCCACGTCGTAGTCCGGCACGCCCGCGGTCGAGCTGAACAGTCCCGTCTTGTATTCGGCGACACCGTTCTGCTCGTTCTTTTCGAAGTCCCCAAGCTGGAGCACGCGGAACCGCTGCTCTTGCTTCCAATCGAACCCGTTAATCCGCTTCATGCCAGACTCGTCCAGCACCACGAGGTTAAGGGCGTCTCGCGTCTCCTCGTCCGTCGTATCGTCCCAATTGCGGATCGCCTCCGCAACGTAGAGCGCAATGAACGGAAGCGGGTTCAGCGGATCGGGCTTCTCCGGAAGATCAAGAAGGATGCCGACGCGACCTGTGGTCAGCTGCTCCAGGTTGATCCGCTGCAACAGAATCTCCAGCGGCTCGCCAAGGGGAGTGGCGTTGTTCCGGAGGGGTTCCATCTCTTCGGGGAGCTCGATCACCGGGCTCTTGTTGTGCAGCGCCCCCATGAAGTATTCAAGCGCGTCCTTGACATACTCGGGGAACACTGCCCGCAGCTTATACGCCTCATAGGCCGCTTCGCCCATGCTGCGATACTTGCCGAACCGCCCGTAGCCGAGGCCTGCG